CGTATTGCCCAAGATGTTGGAGATACGACCTATTGTTGTGGATGACACAATGGTTGCTCTCGGTGGGAATATGCGCTATCGTGCGCTTATGGCTATCGCTGATATGCAGCCCGAAGAACTGAAAGACCGCATAGCCACCGTGCGAAACTTTCAAAAGAAAACCCAAGCCGAGCAGGACGCACTCATAGGCTTTTGGGAGCGGTGGCAAGACAACCCGACCGCATCTATCATCAAAGCGTCAGAGCTGACAGATGAAGAGAAGCAAGAGTTCATCATCAAGGATAATGTCGGCTTCGGAGAATGGGATATGGATATGCTCGCCAACGAATGGGATAGTGATGACCTGAACGATTGGGGCGTGGACGTATGGAATGACAGCGATTGGAGCGACACCGCTTCGGGTGGCTCTGACGGCACACCTGCGGCTCAACCGCAATCTCTCAACGACACATTCATCATTCCACCGTTTTCTATCCTCGACAGCCGTCAGAGGTATTGGCAAGCTCGTAAGAAGATGTGGCGTGGCATCATCGGGGATATGGGTCAGAGCCGACAGGGCAAGCTGATTCAGAGTATCGAAATGCAATACAAAGACCTCTACACCAAGACCGCAGAACACCGCAAGACCCTCGGCATATCGTTTCGTGAATACCTCGAAAAATACGTGCCTGATGAAGTCAAGGAGAAAGAGAGCCAAAAGGTGCTGTCAACAGGCGTGTCGCTCTTCGACCCTGTGCTTTCTGAAATCCTTTGCAAGTGGTTTACACCATACAAGGGAGCGTCAATCTTCGACTGTTTCGCAGGGGACACCCAAAAAGGGCTTGTGTTCGGAGAGTGCGGTTACACTTTCAAGGGTGTTGAGCTGCGTCAGGAGCAGGTTGACATCAACAACGAGGTCATCGCTGAGCGCAACCTGCCTATCTCCTATGTGTGCGATGACGGTCAGAACGTGGCGAATCACTTTGAGCCTAACAGCCAAGACCTCCTTTTCTCTTGCCCTCCGTACTATGACCTTGAAAAGTATTCCGACCTCCCGAATGACGCTTCCAATCAGGGTACGTATGAAGAGTTCATTGGAATACTCGCCAATGCTTTCAAGGCTGCTTACAGCTGTCTGAAAGAGAACCGCTTCGCTGTCATTGTCATCGGGGACGTGCGTAACAGAAGCAACGGAGCATATTATGACTTCGGGGGCGACATAAAGCGCATATTCCGTGAATGTGGGGCGCATCTGTATAACGAGCTTATCCTGATTGAAATGTCCTCTTCGGTCGCTCTCAGAGCCAAGAAATACATGGAGAGCCGTAAGGTGGCAAAGATGCATCAGAATATCCTTGTGTTCTTCAAGGGCGACCCGACAAATATACGCACAGAGTTCCCTTCTATTGAGTTGGACGAAGCAGAGAAAAATGCTCTGTCTGACATCATCGAAAACTACCAACCCAAAGAGGATTTAGACGATGCAGTTTCTGAATAACATACCCTCGGACTTTCGGCTGACGCAGTTTTTCAAACCGTTGTATGAGCTATACAGCGTCAAGACCCTGCCAAGCCGTCTGTCCATTGACTCGCGCTTCGCTGCGGTGCTGAATATCGTTCACGCCAAGGCAAAGCAGCCATTACTCACTCCTGACCCTGACAGATGCGCACCGAAATTCGCAAAATTCGGGGGAGCGTCATCTATCAGCGGTCGGAAGTGTTTCATAGCATTTTCAGGCGGCAAAGACTGTCTCGCAACGGCTATCAGGGCAGAGCAAGAGGGTTACCGTCCAACGCTTGTGTACGTCAGTGGCGTAAACAAATCTCTGCCGTCAGAGCGCAGACACGCCTTTGCTGTCGCTAATGCAATAGGCTACCCCATTCAGGAGGTCAAGATTAACATCAGTGGAAACAAGGAATACAACGAACACCCACTGAAAAATATCCTGATACTCTGTCTGTTGATAGACCTCGGAGCGAAGCAGGGCGCAACGGCTTTCGGTCTCGGGAACATCTTCGAGGAAAACTCCACACACGGAAGCCTTGACTATGACCTGTCGGACAGCTTCGATATGATTAGGGCGTTCAACCGTTTTATGTCGGGGATTCTATCAGGCTATCGGTATCTGACATACATTCACGATAACCTGCAATCCTTTTACACCGTCTATAAGCGCGACAAGAGCCTGATACCACTGTTGTCAACGTGTATAACACCTGACTATCGCAAGCCGATGATACAGCGCAGCAATCAGGCTAAATTCGGTAAGGATTGTGTTCCTGACGGACGCTGCGGCTCTTGCTATAAATGCGCTGATGACTATCTCTTCCGCAGAGCTTTCGGTCTGACACGCCACAATCAGGCTTACGTTCAGAAGTGTATGGAATCCAAAGCCAAGTTTGACCAAAACTATGTGATTGACGTTGCTTTCGACCGCAAGCAATGGAATAAGTATGGTGGCAAGGACACCGAAGAGGTTCAGGTGCTTTGCGATAGATGCGGATATTACATCGGTCGCCTGATTTATGACAGACAGCTATACCGTTGGTTCGTGTATCAGTGCTTCGGCAGCAAGCATTATGAGAGCCGAGCCTATGCCGAGAAAGTATGCAAACGATTTAAGCAATTATACCGATTATGAGTAAACCACAGAGAAAAAAGCAAGCACAGGCAAAAATCGCACGTCTTGAAATCGTGGCGAGCCTATATAAACGCTGTTTCAGCGTCAGACAGATACAATCTGAAGTAATGAAACGGCTTGACCTGAACACCTATTCCCTATCCACCGTCCACAAGGATATTCATACCCTGCTTGATGAGTGGAGGGAGAGCCGTATTGAAGACATAGACGCTGCATTACAGTTGGAATTGGAGCGCATCGACGATACCGTCAGAGAGTTATGGTCGCAATGGGAGAAATCCAAAGAAGATTATATCCGCACCTCAAAGACCCGCAGGGGTGCGCCAAAGACTGACAAGAAAACCAACGAAACGAAGATTGAAACCTTTGGCGTTGAGGATTATTCGACTAACGTTGTGGCTCTCGGCAACCCTGCTTATATCTCTGAAATCAGGCAACAGCTCGCAGAGCGCAGAAAGCTGCTCGGATTGTATGCGCCTGAAAAGAAAGACATCAGGGGCGATGTGTCGTTCTCTCAATTCTTGATTGAGAGCGGTCTGATTGATGAAGCCGAAAAGCAAGCAAACCCTGAAACACCTTCAATTTAGCGCAGAAACAGCTCAATTTCGCGTTTTACGGTCTGAGTGGTATATTTTATCATCTACCACATCAAACGACCCACAGAGAGTCTAAAAATGAGCCAATCATTCAACGATGAGGAAAAAGAAAGAGACAACACGATTGCAGAGGTGCGGAAAGCTGATGGTTGACCGCTGGAGAGCCGATTGGGTTCTCTTCGCACAGGAAGCCCTCGGTGTTACCCTTGACAGAGAGCAACAGGAAATACTGCGCTCCGTCCAACACAATAGGCGAACCTCCGTTGCGTCAGGCACGGCACGAGGGAAAGACTTCGTGGCGGCTTGCGCTGCTATGTGTTTTCTCTATCTCACTCCTCGTTGGCGGCTCAACAGCAATGGCGAACCCGAACTTGCAGAGAACACAAAGGTTGCCCTGACCGCACCGACTGACCGTCAGGTGCTGAACATTATGATGCCTGAAATCAGCCGTCTGTTCAACAGAGCTAAATCAAGGGGTGTTGTGCTTCCTGGACGTTTGAACTCTTACAACATCAGAACAGACAACGAGGAATGGTTTCTGACAGGGTTCAAGGCTGATGACCATAACCACGAAGCGTGGTCAGGTTTCCACGCTGTACATACGATGTTTGTCGTTACCGAAGCCACAGGTATTGGCGATGATACATTTGCCGCTATTGAGGGTAACCTGCAAGGCGACAGCCGTATCTTGCTTGTGTTCAACCCTAACACCCCTGTCGGCTATGCGGCACGCAGTCAAAAGGGCGACCGTTGGCATAAGTTCCAACTTAACTCTCTGACAGCACCCAACGTAACAGAGAAACGCATTGTTATCCCAGGTCAGGTTGACTATGAGTGGGTGTGCGATAAGATTGAACATTGGTGCATGCCCATATCAGCGTCAGAGCGTCAGGCGGAGCTTGATGACTTTGAGTTTGAGGGTCAGTGGTATAGACCCGAAGACCTTTTCAGAAAGAAAGTGTTGGGTCTCTTCCCGAAAGTAGCTGATGACGTTCTGATACCTATGCAGTGGCTTGAATTGGCACACGAGCGTTGGCGACAGGCACACGGCAAAGAACCGCTGTCATCTGACCCACGAATACTCGGTGTTGACGTTGCAGGTATGGGACGCGACAGCACCTGCTATTGCGAACGGAAAGGCTCTTGGGTCGCTCCTTTTTCTGTGCATAATAGTGGCGGTCAGGCTGACCACATGGCGGTGGCAGGTCAGATTGTTCATCGAAGAAAGTATGATTCGCAAATGTTTGTCAGCATTGATACCATTGGCGAGGGTGCAGGTGTGTACAGCCGTTGCCTTGAGCTTGACAAGCAAGAATACATCATCAGCTGTAAATACAGCGAGGGAACGAAACAGCCTAACGGAAAGGATTATACAGACATCACGGGGCAATACACCTTTCAGAACCTCCGAGCCTATCTGTTTTGGTGTGTCCGTGATTGGCTCAACCCAAAGAATGAGACCAACGCTATGCTTCCGCCTGATACCCGCTTCGATGAAGAAGCCACGGAGATTAGGTGGTCTTTCCGCTCTGACGGTCGCATACTCATTGAGCCGAAAGATGACATCAAGGCTCGCATAGGACGCTCTCCTGACCTCTTTGATGCGCTCGCCAATACATTCTATCCGATTAACACTCGAAAGAGGGTTGACATCAGCCGTTTGGCGAAAATATCCCGAAGGTAATAAAGCGATAAACAAAACAATAACATCTGATGACAATTCAAGAGATACTGCAGTCAGGCGGTACAGCGGCTCAAATCATTGCCGCACTGAAAGAAAAAACAATCTCCGTTCCTACATGGGGCGGTCAGTATGGCTTGCAGAGTGAATACAATCCACACAATCACCCTGTAATGAACAAAGCCATCTATCCTGACATCATCACGGAAGACGGCATAGAGAAAGTAACACGCATCACGCTTGACCTTCAACGGCTCGCCACGAAGCGTATGACGGAGTTGGTCTGCGGCATACCCATCAAACGTGTTTACAAGCCTGAAAATGACCGTCAGAAAGAGGTTGCTGCTTTCATCGAAAACATATACGACCGCAACCGCATTGACAGCGTGAACATAGAGCGTTGCAATATGCTCTTCGCAGGGTGCGAGGTGCTGACGCTGTGGTATGCTGTTGAGGAACACACGAACATCTACGGCAAGCCGTCATCACTGAAACTCCGCTGTCGTAACTTTTCCCCTATGTTTGGCGATGACCTATATCCACTGTACGATGAATACGGAGATATGATTGCAACGAGTGTCGGCTATACTCGTAAGGTGGGTAAGAAGCTGATACAATACTTCGATACCTACACCTCCGAGAAGCACATAAAATGGTCAATGGAATCAGGCGATTGGGTTGAGGTGGAGAATGAGAACATCACACTCGGAAAGATACCTGCCATCTATGCGTGGCGACCGACACCGATATGGGAAGGCACATCAAACATCGTGTATGAAATTGAATGGTCGCTCTCTCGAAACGGCAATTACATCAGAGAAAACTCGCGTCCGATATTGGCATACTTCACTGATGAAGTCATCGCGTACGGAGACGAGCCAAGCGCAAACAAGGCGGCTCGCTCTATCATTCAGCTACCCAAAGGCTCAACAGCGCAGTATGTGACGTGGCAACAGGCAACAGATAGCCTGAAATATCAGATAGACACACTCCGAAGCCTATATTTCACGCTGCTGCAACTCCCTGATTGGTCGTATGAGAAGATGTCCCAACAGGCTCTGTCAGGCGAAAGTAGAAAACAGATGTTCATTGATGCACAGCTGAAAGTGAAAGATGAAAGTGGTCGCCTGATTGAGTTCTTTGACCGTGAAATGAACGTGGTAAAGGCTTTTGCCAAGATAATGCTCGGCTCTGCGTATGAAGCCGACATTGACGCTCTGAAAGTTGATATGAAAATCACTCCGTTTGCCATAACCGATGAAAAGGACGAGATTACAAACCTGATGACCGCAAACGGTGGCGAACCTATTATGTCGCAGAGAGAGTCAATAGAACGCTTCGGACACAGCGATGACGTGGACAAAACCCTCGCTGAAATAGCGGAGCAGAAGAAAGCAGACGTGTTTGAACCTGAACCTTACGCCTGACATCTGACCTATGGCGAGAAAACCAATACGAAAACGTCAGCAACCGACAGAGTTTAAGTGCCGTGATTGCCAACACTCCTATGGTTGGTGCAGCAAGGCTATTGACGGTCATTTAATACTCTGTCGGTGCAAGTACGACAAGAAGAGTGAATATGGGAAATGGTGCAAATTTCTCTCTGATAACAGCTGCGACAATTTTCTGAAACGAAACACCCCTGACAATGGCAACGCAGAATAAATACGACCTCCAACATCAACTGAACATCAACCTGAAAAAGCAAATCACAAACCGCCTGCAAGGTTGCACAACTAAAACAAGAAGCCTCGCAATAAGTTTATGCCCCACAAGAATTACGACATAGCCCACCTGCAAACGATGCTTTTAACAGAGCATCGTATCAAACGCGCCTACGAGCAAGCAATTGACGATTTTATGCGCATTTACGAATGGATGGAGAAGCCCGAGAGTGAAGACGACACGCTGGAGTTCGACAAACAGCCCCTTCTCAAACCGCAAGTCGAGAAAATTATGAAGCGACTAGGGCAAGGGGTGAATGTCGTAGTTGTGGATGGGGTAAAGGCGAGCTGGAATCTTGCGCAGGAGAAGAACAACGAACTCACGCGCGCTGTTTTTGGACGCGCAAAAACAAAGAAGCTCACCCCAGAGCAGTTGCAGGCTTACTTCACGCGCAACGAAGAAGGGCTGAAAGCGTTTTTAGAGCGCAAAATCGCAGGAATGAACCTCTCAGACCGCGTCTGGAAACTCACCGCAAGTTTCAAGGAAGAAATGGAAATAGCCATCGAGCAGGGAATGCGCGATGGACGCTCCGCTGACCAACTAAGCAGAGATATACGACAATATCTCAAACAGCCAAATATGCTATTTAGACGCGTGAGAGACAAGAAAACAGGACGACTAAGGCTCTCCAAGCGCGCAGCCAACTATCACCCAGGGCAAGGAGTATATCGAAGCAGTTATAAGAACGCGCGAAGACTAGCAGCCACAGAAGGAAACATCGCCTATCGAACCGCAGACCACGAGAGGTGGCAGACTATGAGTTTTGTCGTGGGCTTTGAGATTAAATTGTCCAACAACCACACCTGCCTTAACGACCAAGGAAAGGCTGTGCGTTTTCATTGCATGTGCGACGACCTGCAGGGCAAATACCCCAAGGATTTCAAATTCACTGGTTGGCACCCCCATTGCCGTTGTTTCGCTATACCTATTCTTAAAACAGAAGAGGAAATGGCGGAGGACAACAAGCGCATACTCCGTGGCGAGGAGGTTACAAATGGCGGTGTTAATCAAGTCAACGATGTTCCAAAGGCTTTCAAGGATTGGGTGGCTGACAACGAGGGCCGTTTACAGAGAGCCAAAAGTCTGCCATATTTTCTGGCAGAGAACCCCAAGTATTCAGGCGTTACCCCACGAATGCAAGGTGTGAGTGGTTTCCGTGGAACGAAGCTCGGTAGACAAGCCACCAAGGACGCTATGAAAATTTATGATGACAGACCTGCGCCAACTCTGACATCAGAGCAACGAACCAACATAAACGACATAGCCAAAGTGTTAAACACCACACCGAAGCCGATGACATTCCTCGAAGCTGATGAGGGCAAGGGCAATGTTGGTTATGGGAGGAGGGAGTATGGCTATAACACTAACTGCGCTGCCACGGTTCTTATTCACGAAGCGAGATTGAGAGGACTTAACATCACGGCTCTGCCATACTCGCCTGACCCTAACGGATTGTCCTTTCAGTTGGGAGAGAACACTGCTATCGGTTGGCGAACAGAGAAAGGCAAGACACCCACTGTAACGACCCTAAAAGCAAAGTCAGATGATGAGTTATTCAGGAAATTAGACGGTCAGACAAAATCCGCAGGACGCTATCATATTGGCATTAATTTCGACCAATCCCACGGTCATATCATCACGGCAGAGCGGTTCTCTGACGGAAAGATAGTGTTTTATGATGCACAAAGCGGAGCATTCCTGAATATCAAAGAATACTCCGACCTTGAAAGTTTTGAAGTGTTGAAAGTTGACAAGCTGCTTTTTGCGCCTGACATCATCAAGGCTATCTGCCGTCTGCTTTGAGTTTCTTATACTCGCCAAACGCCCACATAATCTCATCGAATCGTTCAACGAAAGTAATCTTCCCTGACAGAGGGTTTACCTTGATGATGAGCGGATTTCCGAGTTTATGACCCTCAGTAGCCTTTCGCCAAAAGTGGAAATACTCCTGACCATCTTTTTCGCCAGCACGTTCTATGACATCAAACCCTTGTCGTCTGACGTGCTGCGTTGCTATGTTTAATGCTTTGTCTGTCATATCGTTTGCAAAGTTAGTTATTTTATTCAAATTTCACGCACATTGGGTTCTTAAACCGTGTCGGTAAAACTGACCGCCACGAAATTTTACGACCGTTAGACTGGCTTTTCTCGCGCTTTTCGGCTGACGGCTTCTCTTGTTATCTGACAGAGCCGACCCTGATAGGGTGTGCCGTCAGAAACCCCGATATTGTATAGTCGGCTGACCTTGCAGCCTATCTGTTCGGGGGTAAAGGTGTCGTAAATAGCCGACAGCGAAGTGAAGAAAAACTCTGTTCGGCTGTCATCTGTCAGGGGAGGTTCATTGAACGCCACACGGTAAACTTGGTAGATGTTTGTCTGATTTGTCATTGCTTTATCGGTTTAAGCAGTTACTATGGGAGGGCGGTCGCGCACCTCTTTCTCGGTTTCGCCCTCCCTTTCGGGGTTACGCCTGATGAATGTTAGGCGTAAATCTCCCCAAAAGTCAGGACGAAGTTGACAAGACTATGTTAATAGTCTATATATCTCTTCTATTCTTATCTCTTCTATTCTTATCTCTTTAGATGCTATCTTTGTGTTATTAGCAAAAATGGCAAATAGGGATTTTGTTATCGTTTGCTATGCTTTGTTATCGTTTTGCTCTACGTCAGGCTGACCGAAGAAATACTCATAGGGATAGTAAGCGTTGAAACGCTTGATGCGTCTTGCTGCTTCCTCCCCGAAAAGGTAGATGACAAGGCGAAAGGCTTCCAAATCTCCGTCATAGGCGATGCAGCTCTCGTGATTGTTATATTCATAGCAATAGACCTCCTGTGGGTCGCACTCCTGACTGATGATTTTGTCGCGGTCGTCATAGGCACGATAGACAGCTCTGATACCGTCAGGCGTTCCATACATACCACAGCCACCGCTGACTATCTCTTTCACGGATTTTACCACCCCACGTTCTATCAGGCGAGCAAGCCCCTTGTAGAATTGCTCATTGCCGAAAGCGAAGAAGCAGTTGTGATTTTCGACATCAGGGTGTTGGTTTTTCAGCTCTTTATAGCGCTTCAAGGTCTTGGCGTTGCTCCAATCAATCATACCGTCATTCTCCCAATTGCACGAAAATGTAAATTCTTTGTTGGTCATAGTGTTTTAATTTATGACCGCCACAGAGCCTGATTACAACCCCTGTGGCGGTCGATGATTGTTTATGCGTTTACTTTTACACGTTTCAGGAGAGAACCCGATATTTCGTGAAGTTCGCGGCTTCTTTCAGGGGTCAGCTCTCTTGCGTGTGCCGTGATTGCTTGAGTCAGCTTCCACAGCGTTGCCCCCCCCTGAACACCATCATCAGGGTTATTGCGCATAAGGATTTTCTCAACCTCTTTACCCTCGGTTTTCAGCAGACCACCGTCTTTAGTCAGGCGTTTAAGTTCGTGGTTGAAGTCAACCTCAATCTCCGATGCGCCTTGGATTTCGATTGCTCGTTGCATAAGGTTGTCGCGGCTGAACAGCCCCTTTGTAAGGTCTTTGACCGCTGACACCGTGGTTTGAGTGTCGAGCCGATAGGTTTCATCAGAAAGCGCGAGGTTGTCAGGCAGCTTCGAGCCAAGATGAACCTGCTTCATCACACTCTCCCTGACCATACCGTTCAGGCAAGCTCCGTTCAGGAGGAAAGCTCGCATATCCACCGCTCCGTCCCCATAGTCAGACGTTGAGAACCTTGCCCCTGCAAAGATGATGACGTCGCCATTCTTGGCTGTTGGCACGGTTATGGGTGTCGGGAGGATTGTTTCCGCCCAAACCTTTGTGTCGTTCATGTAGGCATCGCTGATGACCGCTCCCTGTCCTGCGGCTTCTTGAACAAAGGCTGTCAGGATTTCCACGCTGTTCAGTCTGCGGTAGCTGTCAGAGAGAACGCCCCTGACCTGACTGCCGACCGTGCGCACCAACACACGGCTGCGCTGCGTCCATTCGCTGTGCTGATTGAGTAGATGAGCTGCCAATAGGATTGCCCAAGGCTCGCCCTGCGCAAGAGAGCGGAGATAGCGAGAGGGTATTCCCATACGTTCTGCCACCTGATAGATGGCATTGTCGTGCATCGTGAACTGACCGTCAGGCAAGTTCATCATCAGGCGGCTGTCGCCTGAAAACGTAACCACAGGGGCGTGTTCTTTAGCTTTGAGGTTGATACCAATAGGGGCGATATAGTCTTGGGCAATTTTGCCCTCGTTAATCAGGCGTTCCATTGTTGCCTGAACACCGACGGCTTTGCCGTCAATCATGCGCTGGACCTTGTTCATTACGACTTCGTTTAGTCCTTGTTGAAGTACTGCTTCCATACTGATGAAAATTTAATTGTTAGGTTGATTGTTTTTATATATGCTTCTCTCTGCTGTGGGCTTCGGAAAGTCCTCGCAGATAGCGATACGGAAACCTGCTCTGACCAATTTCGGCAGAGCGGTGTCCAAGTCTTGGCGTGGGAAACTGATTTGTTTCAGGGGTGTGCCGTCAGCGTCTAGGGTTATAGGCTTGATGTTGAGCAGACGCATCGTGCGCTGTGCGTCCTCTCCGATGAGCAGGTAACGGTCGCTCTGTCTTATCAGGGCGAGAGCGTCAGGGTGCATGCTCTTGGCTTTGCAGAATGCTTCGAATGTTGTCATAATGCTGTTGTTTAGTTGGTTAAAATCTGATTGATGCGCAGAGGTGTTCTTCTGCTTCCTCATATAGAGCTTGTGCGGTCAGGCTGTCAGATGAGGGTTCAAACCCAGCCAAAAAGGCTGCTTCGATAATTGATTGGTCTGTCATATCTGTCGTTATGCTTTAGGTTCGACTTTCAGGAGTTGCATTGAGCAGTAAAGGCTATTGATATTCTATGCTTTCTTTTTTGCCGATGCGATTGTGCGAGCTTCGATTTCTCTTGTTGTTTCATAGCCACCGCTTTTGCTGATGGTTTTATTTGTAATAGAATGTAATTGTCACACCTCTGCGCAGTTTGCAAACACAAGCGTCATCTTGACAGCTGAAAGCTCGTTTGAGTAGACGGTTGGTCAGTTCAATGTCGCCAATCAGTTTAATCAGACCGCTTACGCCAACGAGGGTGTTGAATTTCTTCAAGTTCTCATTCAAGCCGAAAACTTTGATGCGAAAGTTACGGTTGATTTCCGTTGTGCTGTATGAGAGTGATATCGTGTTCATAACTGCTTGTTTGTCAGGTGATTATCTTTTCTGTGACAAAGTTAAGTGAAGTATTTTAATTATCACACACTTTCTCGGAAAATCTTTAACTGTTTAGTGAAATACAGCCGTATTTTAATGTCATTTAACTTTCAAGAGTGTATTTCAAAGACAAGATATTGCTTATCAGTGATATTTTCACAGAATAATATGCTTACTACGCAAGCATTTGAAAATAATTTAGTACCTTTACACCCAAACTAATTAGTTAATTCAATTCATAGATATGTTTTACAAACAAATTCTTGAAGCTCTGAGAACCCAATTTCCGGGGGTAGGAGACAACATTTTGCAAAAGACGGCTGCAAGATTAGCGAAGACCGTAACAAACGAAGAGGGAGTCAAAACCGCTGTCAGTGGGGTTACTCTCCAACAGGTCATTGACAGTTATGGGGATAGCCGAGCAACCGAAGCGCAAGAGAGTGCCGTCAAGAACTACGAGGAGAAACACAACCTCAAAGACGGCAAGGTAATTAACACTGACAACGGTGGGGGTGCGTCATCACCACAGACCACAACCGCCTCGCAGTCCCCAAACAACGGTGGAGGTGCGTCCGAACAGATACCTGCTTGGGCACAGGCACTCATTGAAAGCAACAAGTCTATGAGCGACCGACTGAACAAAATGGATAGTGAACGCACAACCGCAACCCGAAAAAAGCAAATCTCGACTGTCATCTCAAAGCTGCCTGAAACACTTCGTAAGCCTTACGAACGTATGGCTGTTGATACTCTCTCTGATGATGAGTTCAACACCCTCGTTTCCGAGGTAACCACAGAGGTGGACGGCATCGTGAACGACACCAAGACCAAAGGTGCTGTCTTCGGACAACCATCAGCAGGTGGCAACGGCAAACGAAATGAGGAACTCACCAAAGAGCAAATCGAAGCCATCAACCACCGAGCAGGGGTCACCAAAGATGGTGAACAGCCGTTTTAAGGGGAGAAACACGTTTAACTAACACACACTAAACTAGAGACAGTATGGGTATGACCGTAAAGCGCGTGCAAGACACGCACATCCCAAGAGTTTTTCAGCACAAGACAGCCGATGTCAGAGGAGGTGTCGGTGTGGTCGTTTCAGAGCTTGGAGGAGACTATCTTCTTGAAGGTACACCGCTTTCCATCCCCGACAAGGGACGCTGCCACGTCATCAAGACGGCAGAAGTAGTAGAGCAAGTAGAGAGCAACGCTACAGAAGTGAAGGTCAAGAAATTCCAACACTTCAAAGAGGGCGACTTCGTGATGCTCACCGTAGGCGCGAAAGCCGTCAAGGTGGCAAAGGTAGACCGCAGCAAGGCAAACTTCGACACTCTTACTCTCGAAGAAGCCCTTGGCGCGACTATCGAGAAGGGCAAGCACCTACTCGAAGCTAAGGAAAAGAGCGAAAGCAACACCTCAGCGTTGAAATACACCCCCTTTGCCCTCGTAGGCACAGGCCGAAAAGTGACACCTGGCGACAACATCGACACCGACGCGGTGCTTATTGGCGTCACACGTGGGGCAAACATCCCCCCTGAGGTGCTGCAATATCTCAAGGGCATCATCGACTATCAATAAATCCCTAAAAAACATCCACCCACAACATGGCAACAGTTACTCAAACCCTCATTGAAGGCCTCAACCAAAAGCACGTTGAAGCCCGAGTTCTTGGTATCGACGCCACGCAGTGGCATTTCGGCAAATACTTCCCCATTGAGCGAAGCATCGGTTTTAACTGGGCTACACTCGAAGACCAAGTACACGCGCGCAACGTGGCAGCCGATATCCACTCTGACAACGCAACCATCATCCGAAAGTCGCGACCCATCTTCCAGAGCGCAAAAGGCGACATCCCCTACATCGCCACCAGTCGCGACCTCAACCGCGCTCAGCTCAAAGAGTTTCAAAACGCACTAAAGCTCGCCAACACCCCCGACCTCTCAAAGCTCGTCAAGTATTGGGGCGAAGACATCGACTTCTGCTTCAATGCCGTGCAGGCAGAGTTGGAATACATCGCGTGGGCACTCTTCTCCAACGCAGGCAAGCTCGATTTCACCACGGCCAACAACGCCACCTTTGCCAACGAGTTTTCCCTCGACTACCAAGTAGACGACAAGCTAAAACTCCACACCAAAGCCAGCTTTGCAGAAGCCAACACCGACATCATCGAAGAGCTACGCACCATTCTCGAGAAGATGACCGATGAGTATTCTCTCAACCCACGTTTCATCTTTATGAACCGCAAGCTGTTGCACCAAATCGTCAACAACGAAAAGGTCATCAAGCTCTGCAACAGCCAGTTCAATGTGGCTACCGACACCACGCGCGTGCCCAATCTCAAAACCCTCAACGAGGTGCTGCCCACCCTCCCAGGCTTCGAGGACATCCAAATCCGCGAAATCCACCAGACCATCTCTCGCGAAGACGCCAATGGCAACTTCACCTCGGGCAACCCATTTGCCGACAACCGTTTGGTCATCACCGAAACCGAGAAGATTGGTCACACCGCCTACGACATCCTCGAAGAGCCAGCCAACAACGCCGTAATCCGCACCGAACGCGCTCACACCGTCATCAAAAAATACGGAACCATCGAACCAACCGCTGAAGTTACTATCGCGCAGGCCGATGCAATTCCAGTTCTTGACGTTGCAACGCGCTCTGTGTATGTGAAAACAGACGGCCAAAGCTGGTAAAAACTCCATATAAAACTCCACCGATGACTATTGCAGAATCATTGCAAGGGATAACAATGTATCCTATTCCACAAGCGACACTAGAGAGTATAGCAGTGGCGAGAGGTATAGCCATTGACCAGACAGTCACTCAAACTATACTAAAAAGTGGTAATTATAACCTAGCCAAGGCAGATGTATTGATGTGGCTTTCTTTTGCCCCTAATATCTCACAAGGGGGGCAAAACTACTCATTCACAGACGAACAACGGTTGCAGTATCGTCAAGAGGGGAAGCGTCTCCTCAACACGTGGGAGCAGGAAGAAAGCACAACAAAAGCTACATTTGGCTACAAAGGCTCGAGATTATGATTATCGCAAATGGGAAAATCGCAGTGAAGCTGAAAAAAGCAGGGGGCATCGACCCAACAACGGGTCATGCCGTCCCATCTGTGGTTATCGGTTACTCCGAACAACGCGCCTGTCAAATCGTAGCAATAACGCAAAACAAGCAAGCCAGACACGAAGGGGAAGCTATCGAAACGGCAAGTTATAACGTCTTTCTTGATAGTAAACCATTGGAAGGTGAGCAAGTGCGTCTTTGGGACGAAGCAGGGCGCGTTATAGGAGATTTTGCCGTTCAATGGCAAGAGGAACTAAAAGCCGTAAGGCAATGGAGATTATACATTCATAAATCCTAGGATACATGGCGATAGTAGACAATACTGACTATAACGCCTTGATGGTAGAAATGCGAGAGAGAGCGGAGAGAATAAACCGAGCTATTATACGGACATATCAGTATATAGCAGAGGTTCTAGTTCGAGAAGCACGTATGAAGGGCGATTATATCGACCAAACAGGCAATCTCCGCTCATCAATAGGAGCTATAATTTTACTAGATGGGCAAATCGTCAGTCGTTCTGGTTTCGAGGTTGTAATGGGAGGTTCTTCTGGAACAAACGAAGGACTAACTTATGCACAACAAATCGCAGCGGCATATCCAAGAGGAATTGCCCTCGTGGTGGTAGCTGGTATGAATTACGCAGCCCACGTGGCAGCAAGGGGGCGTGACGTCTTAAGCAGCGCAGTATTGAAAGCAGAGGACATTGTACCAAGGATGATGAGACAACTAAACCTAAACTAACATGGCGAAGACGGCAAAAGAGGTGCTAAACGAATTGAGAGAGCTAGTACTTAATAGTTCACTAGCGCAAACTCTTTCGGGAAAAGTCTATATGCAAGGGCAAAGACCGCGAGACAGCGTGAAAGAAGATATTATCCTCATCTTCACTGCTGGAACAGCCGAACAAATCCAATCAGGCTTTGTTACTCTTAATATCTACGTTCCCGACATCGATATATATCAAGACGGAACAACGACAGAGAATAACGGCAGGACACAAGAAATAGAAAGGGCTGCGCAATCGTGGGTCGAAGGACTTACAGCAGCGCGCAACAACTATATCTGGGACTTGAACGGCATGATTACCTCGTATCCAGACGAGAATTTGAAGCAACATTTTGTTTCTATTCGCCTACATTTTCGATATTTCGGAAGTGATTTATAAACACTAAAAACTCAAACGATATGGCAACATTGAACTGGGGTAAAATGAAGCTCGAAACCAAGACTTCAGAAGGTGGTGAACCTAAAGCAGCAGAGGAGTGGAAGAAAATCGACACTCCCAAGAATGGCACAACAAAAATCGACACAACACCTGGTAACGTAACAGAAGCCCTCGAAGAGGGGGGAGGTGTCGTTGATAGTCGCACAGAACAAAGCAAGTACCAACTAGAATTTGATTTGTTTGTAAAGAAAGACACAGATCCTCCCTTTGAAGACGAAGACGGAGTCATTCAAGGTGAACACGCATTCCGTCTTATTCCAGAAGACCCATCCGCAAAGGGGTATCTCGTTGACCGCGCACAAGTATCGGTGACGGAAAGCTTTACCTCAGCTGAAGGAGGTTTGATGCACTACGTTATCAAAGTACTAAAACCTAAAACAGGGAAATTCCTCAAGAAGCAGGTGATTAGTCAATAAAACAATGGGAGCAGCCGTTGAAGCAAGCAGGCGGCTGCTCCCATCATTTTCATAAAAGCAGGAAATGGAGAAAAATGAAACGTTAGAATCAAAGGTTGCAAATGTACTTCTGCAAAAAGAAACAGAGATACAAATTGGCAAGAAGACATACAAAGCAGCTCCTCCAACATTGGCTACGCTGATAGCCGTATCTGAATTGATTTCAAAACTTCCTCATTATCATATTGACGGAGAAAACGTTGTAGCAGAGTCCCTACATATTGCGAAAGACTGCAAAGTAATTGGAGACATCATTGCAGTTCTAATTCTAGGAGCAAAACCACCCACACCACGCACATTCTTATCGCGCTGGTTCGGAAGAGAGAAGCAAGACCAACAAAAACTTGCAACGGAAATTTTGCACGAATTATCGCCAACGCAGTTGCATAGAACGATGGCATCATTGCTCAGCTCTCTAAACATAGCAGATTTTTTCGCTCTTACCACTTTCCTCCTCGACATCAATCTGACGAAGAAGAAAGTGGACGCGACAGAACGACAGCCCTTGGGCATTAGTCGCTGGAATGGTGAAGGGATTTGGGATGCCCGTGGAGCAAGTGCTTTATGGACTGAGCTACGCCAACATCGTTTTGCTCTCAGCCACACTGCCCGACTATAAAGCCAAAACGAAAGAAGAAGACACCGAACAACTCGATATGAGCAACCCTGAACACCAACAGAGAATCGACAAAATCCTAGGCATTACCAACTAAAAACACTCAACCACGCCACAACACACACTATGGACGAAGGAAGACTCAACTACAGAATAACGCTCGACAACTCGGCTCTCCAAGCGCAGGCAGAAGAGAGCCGTGACATCTTGCGCGGCATTGGCAGAACCGCCACCCAAGAAGGCGACCTCATGGAGGGGGCAATGAAGAAGATAGGGGCTGCCATGGCGGGTGCATTCGCCGTGGGGCAGCTTAAAGACTTTGCCCTCAAGGTTGCCACCGTGCGCGGTGAGTTTCAGCAGCTAGAGATTGCCTTCTCCACCATGCTGGGCAACAAGCAGCAGGCAGACGCACTCATGCAGCAGCTCATCGACACCGCTGCCACCACCCCCTTTGGCATGAACGATATAGCCAACTCTGCCAAACAGCTTTTGGCTTATGGCGCAGAAGCCGACAAGGTGAACGAAACCCTCGTCCGTCTGGGCGACATTGCAGCAGGGCTCTCCGTCCCCATCAACGACCTAGCCTATCTCTACGGCACTACGATGGTGCAAGGACGCTTGTACACGCAAGACCTCAACCAGTTTCTCAATCGCGGCATTCCCCTCGTAGACGAACTTGCAAAGCAGTTTGGCGTTACCAAGGGCGAGGTGAAGCAGCTGGTGGAGCAAGGCAAGGTGGGATTTCCCGAAGTGGAAAAGGCGATAGTGTCGATGACGAGCGAAGGCAGCAAGTTTGGCGGACTGATGGAAGCGCAGAGCAAGAGCATCACGGGGCAAATCTCCAACTTGGAAGATGCCGTGGAGCAAATGATTAACGAAGTGGGGAAAAGCTCGGAGGGGGTCATCGGGAGCATCTTGGGCGCGGCATCAAGCATCGTAGACCACTGGAAGCAGATAGGCATTGTGGTGGGTGGCACCATAGCTACTTGGGGGGCATACAAGGCAGCGGTGCTAGCCGTGGGGGTGGCCACCAAGATTAGTGCCGCCATCCAGGAGTCGGCAGCCTATCAGCAGCGACTTGCAGCCATGCAGGGCATAGCACTGAGCGAAGCGCAGGCAGTGGCAGCAGCCAAAACCAATTTGCTGAGCGTGGCTATGAACGGACTGAAAACGGCCATTTTGTCGAACCCCATCGGGTTAATAGTGGGGGTGATAGGGGCAGCGGTGACGGCACTCACGCTCTTCAATAGCGGCATGGAGGAGACCACCGAGTTATCCGCACGCTTTGGCAAGAAGGCGGCAGACGCTGTGGAGGAGGTGGAATTTCTCAGCACAGCCCTCAAAGGACTAGACGCCAGCTCTACGACCTACAAAAAGACCTTGGGCGAACTCAACACCATACTCGAGGAGTACGGACTAGCCAAACTGCAAGAGGGGGCAAGCATCGACGAGGTGAACAAGAAGCGCGAGATAGCCATCGAGCTAATAAAGCAGGAGGGCATCGAGCAGCAGCGGCTCAACGGCATACAGACCGCCAACGACCAATTTTCAGAGACCGAGAAGAAGAGCAACGAGGATCTAGAGAAAAGACTGAGGGACGCGTCCTACGACCCAAAAAATGGTGCAGACACAGAAGTCTATCTGAAAGAGTTGAACGAAAACTCAAAGGCGGTGGCTATGATAGTGGCAGCTGCGGTGAGAGAACACGGCAATCTCATTGCCAACAAGACTGGGGAAGAGTTTGAGAAGGGGCAGCAGGAACTTAAGAAGCTCATCAAGGAGCGTTTGAAGTCTTCTGGTTTTTCAGACTTGGTTACAGACAATGATTGGCACGAGGGATTTTTTCGCGCCGACATTCTAGACGACTACATAGAAGCGATGAAAGACGCGACTTCCGAGCGTCAGCGATTCATAGACATCACCAACAAGGACGCAGACGCGCAAAAACGCGCAGCAGAAGCTCACACCACGTTTCACGATAGAGTGATTGCAGGACAGCGCAAAATGCTCAATGCCAGCAGCAGCGCGCAAGAACTCTATGATAGCATCAAGAAGATATACGAGGAGTTTAAGCAAACCGACCTCAACTTCAAAATCAATTTTGATGCCGAAGTGCCAGCGTGGATGAAAACGATGGACATCAACGAGCTGAAACGCCTAGGCACGTATTTCGCCAATCTTGCCGTGGAGATGCGCAAGAGTGGCAAACAGTCGGTAAAGGTAGGCAACACCACCTACACCCAAAATCAAGCAGCGCAACAGAGCGTCTTCTACTTGAAGGCGCACTCAGGAGCACAGAAAGAGAAAGACGAAGCCAAGGAGAGAGCCAAAGAGCGCGCCAAAGAGCAAAAGAAAGCAGCAGAAGACAGACGAAAAAAAGCTCAGACAGATGCCAAAAATCGAGCAGCGGAAGCTCAAAGAGAGCGCGAGAGAATAACTCGTGAGACTTTCGACCGACAGCAGCTCATCAAACAATACAACGAGAAGCGCAAGGAGGAAGAAGCGCAGGGAGAACTCGACCTCGCACAAAGGCGCATTGAAGCTATGGACGAGGGGTTTGAAAAGGAGCGCGCACAGATAGCACTCAACGCAAGGCGAATGGAAGAAGAGGTGAAAAAACTGCGCAAATCTATGTTGGAACAACTCGCTGACAACAAGGTGAACGAGTGGCTCAACCTCCACCCCAAAGCCACCAAGGAACAGACCACCAACTATCGCAACTCACTGCTCGACGAAAATAGCGAAACAAAACTCACCGATAAAGACCTCTCCGAGGTGCAGCGCGCACAACTCGAAGCGCGCACGCAGCTCAACAAGGAAATAGAGGAAAAGGCACAAGCACACTTATTGGAGGGCTTAAAGGAGCGTTTCCAAGACTACGAAGCCAAGCGCACCGCTATAACGAAGAAGGCAGCCGAAGACCGCGCAGCCATAAACAAAAGCACAGCGAGCGAGGACGAAAAGAAGCGTATGTTGAAAGTGCTAGAGGAACAGGAGAAGAAGCAAACAAAGGAGATTTACGACCAAGAAGCCGAAGCAGCGCAACAATCGTCAGACTTGCTAGTGCGTCTATTTGAAGATGCTAGCACGAAGAGCCGAAAACAACTGCGCGACATAGTCACCGAGACGGAGCAGTTGCTAGCTTACCTCAAGACTGCTAAAAAGGAGGACTTGTCGCCGAAATTTGGATTTTCCACGGATCAACTTGTGGCTCTGCAAGAAAGTCCCGAAAAGTTGAAAAGCCTAACAGATGCCCTAAAGCGTTTGAAACAAGAAGTGGAGGGCAAAGACCCCTTCTCGAAGTTGCTAAAAACCATTCGCAAGGTGAACGAGGTGGGAAACAACCTCGACCTCACAGAGAAGATGCAGAAAATAGCAGAAGCAGCCGTGCCTGCCATCGGAGCGGTGAAAGGGCTTACTAGTCAGTTTGCAGAAGCAGCGAGGGCAGCAGGCAGCGATGAACTTGCAAGCCAAGCAGAAGGCGTGGGTGGAGTGTTGCAAGGCGTGAGCAACATCGCACAAGGATTTGCGCAAGGTGGGTATGTGGGAGCTGCCATTGCAGCCGTAGGAGAGGGCTTGAAAGTCGTAACATCAGCCTTTGAAGCTGCAGCACGTCACAAACAAGCCCTACTCGAAATCCAAAAGGAAATCAACGACCAGCAGGAGCTTTACAACGACCTTTTGCGCAAAGAGCAGATGGAAGCGCGCAATATGGACAGCATCTTTGGGTCGTCAAAGCAAGGAAAGGCTTTGGAGAACCTCAAAGCAGCCACGGAATTGGACAAGGAAATCAAAGGACGCATCAAGGGAAACTTTGAAGAACTAAAGGCATCTCGACAAAAGCTCGCAGAAGAAGGTAAGCTAGATGCTTTCTTCGATGAAGAATCGGGGTTTGTATCTGCCAACGGAACGAAGTACGTAGACATCTCTAAAAGAATGCGTGAACTTTTCGTAAACAACCGAGAAGCAGAGATAGCAGGACTAGCACAGCTCAGCATCAAGACTGGGCATGTCAAGACTGGAGCATTTGGATGGGGAGCAGGGCACGACACATACAGCGGACTTACAACCCAATATAAAGACCTAGTGAAAGCCAACGGACACTTGAACCTCGAACTCGCAAAGAGTATTGTCCAGACCCGACAATTTGAAGGCGACGGCAAGAAAACGTTTGAAGCCCTCATCAAGAAAGAGGAGCAATACGAAGAAGCCCTAAAGAATATGGAGGAGTATTTGAGTGGCATCTTTGGAAATTACGGAGATGAAGTCATCAATGCCGTTGTGGACGCTTTCGACAGAGGAGAAGACGCAGCAAAAGCCTTTGGAGAGACCACTAGCAAGGTGATGCAACAAATGGTGAAAGATATGCTGCAAGCGTCTGTGTTGCAGCCCATCCTCAAGGAACAAGCCGAGAAGGTGAAACGCGCCTTTGAGAGTGGCGACAACAACACGATGCTCAAAGCAGCAGCGCAAGCCACAAAAGAGATTCAACGCGCGCAAGGACGGCTCAAAGAGACGTATGCGCAACTCAGCGATGAACTCAAAAAAGAGGGAGTAGACCTGACGCAAAGCGAGGAAAAAACGCGCCAAGCATCGGAGAAGGGCATCGCCACAGCAAGCCAAGACAGCGTGAACGAGCTAAACGGACGAATGACGGCTATACAAGGGCATACGTTCTCCATTGCAGAACAAACGCGGATGCTCGCCAACAATAGCAATCTAATCTTGCGCAGCGTGATGGGCATAGAACGCAACACGAACGACTTGCCAACGCGCCTTGCTGCCGTGGAAGCTGCCACAAAGGCAATGAGAAACAGCTTGGACGACATCGCGCTAAAGGGGGTAAGGATTAAAAACTAGCAAGCCTTATGTATGGACTCACCACAATAGACAGCACAAACCTCTTGCAACGCTTTGGAGCTTTCGTCACCAAAGGCGGATGGAACGAAACCCTCGAGTGGCCACAATTCAAAGCCATACGCGCCAACGACTGGCACGAAGAAGACGGCATCGAAGCAGACCTCTCTGCACCACAAGTGGCAGCGCGCCATTTTGACATCGGGATGGCGGTAAACGATAGGCAAAAATACAAAGACCTCTTGCAGTTTTTGACAACAAAGGTGTCTCGCGATTGGTCAGACCCAAGTTTGCCCCGAGAGTTCCGTTTGCGTTGGGAGGGATGTTCAGATTTGAAATACACCGATGGCTTATATCTTTTCCACCTTAAGATGGCGGAAGATTTGCCCATCATCGCAGGGCGACAGCCACAGCCACCACAAGGGATGGCGCAGCAAGCGTGGCGAATTGATGGAAGCTCATTCAGCGCATACGGAGCGAAGGTGCTCCAAGGCGCGGAGCAGAGTTTGTGGAATAGCCCCAGCGCAAAAACAAAACTCGCAGTGAGCGTGTCGAACGCAAGTGGCGCAACCTACGACAATGAAGGCAGGGTGAGCGTGGCGCACCGAGAAGTCACCTTGCCGTTGCTTTGGGCGGACAGCGACAAGCAAAGACTATGGAACAATTACGAAGCGTTGCTCTACACGCTGACCCAAGCAGGGGAACACAAGCTCATAAGCCCCACCCACTCACGCGCTTTGCCGTGCTACTACAAGAGCTTAAAAGTGGAACAATTCTTCAATGACCCAGAGCGCATTTGGCTACAAGTGGCTTTGACGCTTGTGCTCACCGATGGGGGCGCACCGCTCTAATCTCACCAACCCAACAACCACCACACAAGACAATGATAAGTTTATATTCAGCCAACGGACAAAAGTTTCTCGACCTGCAAGTGAGCGATAATTCCTATCGCCACCGCGCGCTGATGGGAGAAGATAGTTTGACGCTTTATTTTGAACTTCCTAGACACGTAGAAATACCCCTCGGGGCTTTTGTGGATTTTCAGAACACGCGCTACACGCTGACGCGACCCGAAGCGCTCAAAATGCACCACACAAGGCACTACGAATATACGCTAACGATGGACAGCCCACAAGCCAAACTCAAATTGTGGAGACTGCGCAACGTGGTGGATGGAAGGCTCAAATTTTCGCTCACAGCTCAGCCCAGAGAGCATCTACAACAGCTCATCGACAATCTCAACAGAAGAGAGAGCGGTTGGAACATTGGCGCGTGCATTGCAGGAGCTGAAGTTCTGGTGAACTACGACCACGTAGACTGTATGATGGCTTTGCAGCGAATGGCAGAAGAGATGAAAACAGAGTGGCACATCGAAGGGCGCACAATATCCCTCGGGAAGGTGGAAGACAGCAAGGCACAGCCCTTGCCCCTGAGCTATGGACGCGGCAACGGCTTTGTCTCTGGCATCGGACGCAACAACCAAGGCGACCGTCCACCAGTGGAACAGCTTTTTGTGCAGGGAGGAGAGCGCAACATCGACGCCTCTAAATACGGAGCAAGCACCCTGCACATGCCCAAGGGGGGAGAATTGCGCTTTGACGGCTCTAAGTTTGAAGGAGAAGCAGGTTTTGACGCAAACCGAGCGCGCTCTTACGTGGTGGCAGCCGATGGGTTGTCCGTCAGAAGAAGTGGACTAAGTGGAGTGTCGGGAGCAGAAGACAGTCTAGACGCAACAGAGATATATCCAAAGCGCGTGGGGAGAGTTTCAGCCGTGGCGGTGGTGAACGAAAAGAAGCATTTTTACGATTTCTCAGATGCAAGTATCCCCGACACACTAGACTACGAGAAGCATTTGATTGCAGGCGAAAAGATGACGGTGATTTTCCAAAGTGGGATGCTCGCAGGACGCGAATTTGACGTGAAATACAACCACAAGGAAGCAGGTGAGAAGAAGGGCAAACGCTTTGAACTCGTGCCAAAGGAAACGGACGGACAGACGATGCCCAACGCGACCTATATGCCAAGAGTAGGTGACGAATATGCCGTTTTTCACTGCGCACTCCCCGAAGCCTACATCAATGAACCAAGAACAAAGCAAGGCGCAGAGTGGGATTTAATGCGCAAAGCCGTGGCTTATCTTTATGACCACGAGGGCGCGCAGTTCACTTTCTCTGGAGAACTAGATGGTATTTGGGCAAAAAAGAACTGGGCTAACATTGGAGGACGGCTCAAAATTGGCGCGTTTGTGAGATTCTCTGACCCTCAATGGCAACCCGAGGGAGTGGACGTGCGCATTATCGGCATCAAGCAATATGTAAACAACCCCCACAGCCCGATTTTAGAGCTGAGCAACGCACCCATCTCTCGCTCTTTCTCCTCTACGTTGCAAAAGCTAGAAAGTCAAGCCCTAGGAGCAGAAGAGCAAGTGCGACAAGTGAGCGATTTTGCACAGCGAAGACTGAGAGACGCGCAAGAAACAATGGAGATGCTCCGAGAAGCCGTGGAGGGATATGACAAGGCTATCAACCCAATAGCGGTGAAGACAATGCAGACCATCGTGGGAGATGAAAGTTTGCAATTTCGTTTTGTAGACAATGCCAGCAGCACGAGAAAGGAATTGGCGCACAAGTTTGTCTACAACAGCGAGAAGCGGCAATTTGTAGCCCCCGAGCAGATGTTGGAACACCTCACGCTTGGCATTAAGACGCTAACAAACAGCAGGGACAACGAAGCGCACAAATTTTGGCGCGTGGGGAGATTTGAGAGTGCCGTTTTGGACGATGCAAAGAAGAGATACTTTGTATACATTTCTGCCCCCGATGTGGCTAACGGACAAGTGGGTGCAGCGTCTGTGGAGTTATCCGAAACGGCACGACCACTTAAGGATGGCAACCGCTACAACCTTTTGGTAGGTACACTCAACAGCGAAAGCAGCGGTACAAGAAGTTTTGCCCCGATGTTTGGATTTACCGAGATTTTGCCCTCACGCATCACCACAGACCGCCTTGTGGCAAGTGACGGTCGCAGTTTCTTCGATATGGCGAACGCATCAATGAAATTGGGGAACGCTTTAGATTTTAACACCCAAGGAGATGGAAAACTAAGGCTTAACGGAACGTTGGTGCAAAACGAGGGCGGAGTGTCTGCGCTTATTGGAGTATTCCGTGGCGCGTGGAATGTAGGCTACACTTACTACGAAGGGGACGAGGTTACACACACCACCCCCGAAGGAGCATTGGTGACGTATCGTTATATTTACCCTCAACCCTCTAGAGGAGTAAGCCCCACAAATACCACCTTCTGGCAACCAGTTTCGCGCGGTGCTGATGGAAGGGACGGAGAACGCGGAAGGGATGGCGCAAGAGGACAAGATGGTAGAAATGGACGAGATGGTGCAAAAGGAGACAAGGGAGAGAAAGGGCAAGACGGCAAGAACGGTGCGGACGGATTGTCCCCGATGCCGAACTTGCTGAGAAATGCGGACTTGATCCCCAAGAGTGTGTCGAATGATAGCGCACGCAATGAAGGCTTTGCGTGGAGAGCGGAAAGCAACGAAGGCGGTATTATAAGACACGAACCCAACGTGATGTCCCCACACGCAGGCGCAAAGGTGGTGTCGTGCGAATCCTTCCTAAGAAGAGGAGAGAACAAAAAGCAGCTGGCGTGCATCGCGAGCCTTTATCAAGTGTTAGACCTTACCGCAGGCGTCACGTATACTTTTTCAGTGTATGTAAAAGGCGCGGACGCTGGTTATATGATTGCGTGGCCTATTGACGGCACGCATTTTAGAATCAGCAGTGCGAACCCAATAGACGAGGGGCAAAATACAGCCGAGGGCTGGAAGCGGTACGCGGTGACTTTTACGGCACGCGTTAGCGGTGTCTCTAATATCTATTTGCGCAGCTGGTGCGGTCCTAATACAGGTGGCAGCGGTGGCAAAGTGTTCTTTACTTGTCCGAAATTAGAGGAATCATACAGACCCACACCGTGGACGAGAGCGCAAGAGGATTTCCGCACGGACTATACAGAACTGCGATTTGCAGTGAACGGGTCACGCACAACCCCACCAGAAATCAAGGCAAAAGAGCGAAGCCCCAAAGGATGGACAGCGGAACAACCAGCCGTGAAAGATTTGCAATATCTTTGGATGACGAGTGCTCGAATTTCGGGAGCGACAGACGCTCTACTTTCGGATTGGAGCAAGCCCACGCGCATCTCAGCAGCAGACGGAGCGAAAGGAGACAGCCCAGTCTTGGCATTTCGGGGGGAGTATGATAGTAGTAAGACATATTACGGCACATCAAACCGAGTGGACGCGGTAAAGATGGGCAATGAGTATTACATTGCAAGGACGGACGCTGGAGAGTTTCGAAACGTTGCTCCCCCCGACGCATCTAAATGGAATAATTTTGGAGCAAACTTTGAAAGCGTGGCTACAAACTTACTTCTAGCGGAGAAGGCAAATATCGGAGATTGGTTTTTGTCTGGTGGTAAGATTGTTTCAACACTTGATGAGAAGGCGAATAAAATAGAGCTTGATGCAAAAGGGGCAGAAATAAAGGTAATCGCAAAAGACGCGAGCGGAGAGTGGGAGGTCGGAACTGCTGATGAAATAAGAGAAGTTACGATTAACGCCAGCCGTGCCATCGTGGAGGTGATGAACCCTAAAACATTAGATGCCGCGCAAATCAGTTCCAAGGGGGTATTTGCGAATAACGCAGGAACCAGAACGCACGCACCCTCTGTTGGTGAAAGCCATCTACAAGGAGCTATTGTTGCAGTTGCTGTAAATGGTAATGTAAATTACGCTGTAAATCCATACAATGGTCAAAGACTTCCTTTTTACCAAGGGCAATATGGTGTGATAGGTGTTTATGGAAGGGCGGAAAATAAGGGCGGAAATGTTCCTACTTATGGCGGATACTTCGAGAATTTACACGCAAGAGGGCTGTCCATTAGCACTAAACACATCGACAGAAACGCATCGGAGAAAATATCAGAAACCGACACTTTCGTTTTTTGTTCGTCGGCAGTGAACGGCAGCAACGAAGTGAAGATGCCAGAAGCCACTAGACACGGACAGATGATAACAGTAAGAACTGGAGCATACTACGGAGAAGTAAAATTAACAGCGGCACAAGGTCAAGCTTTCTTTTGGCCAGCGCGAGAAGGAAACAAAGCCGATAACACTTGCCTTATTGGAAGTAATAGAATGGTACTTTTTACGGCAATGTTCTTTAGCTATCAAATTGGGGCACAAACCTACGATAAAGGCTTGTGGATGGTTACCGAAATTGCCATCAGATAACAACTAAGAAAACTATGCTTGCACAATATAAAAACTAAACAACTAAAGATTATGGCAGAAGAGAAAAGACAAGAAGGCGCAGTGGATAATTCGTCAGATGCGTTGAGCGTGCCAAAGGCGCGAGTATTAGCGGAGGTTTTCGCACCAAACGGAAAAATTAGAGTGGAACTTTTGCCCCAAGAAGTCGCAGGCGGAAGCGCGGAGGGTGGAAGTGTGAACTTACAGCCGTTAGAAAACCGTGTGGCAGCTTTGGAAAATGCGCCAAAGGTAGCAGACAAGTCGCAAGAGGTGACAGCGTTGCAAGGTGATGTTTCTACTTTGCAAGGGACGGTGGCAGAACATACAACTAGCATTGCAAGTAATGTGCAGCGCATTACGGCACTAGAAAACAAACCAGCACCCGAGGGAGCTAACTTACAACCATTAACGGCACGCGTTGAGGCTTTGGAGAATGCACCCAAGGGGGCAGCGGTGGATTTGTCACCACTAGAGAACCGCGTTACGGCACTCGAAGCGAAGCCAGCACCCGAAAGTGTGAACTTGCAGCCCCTCAACGACCGCGTGACAGCGTTGGAAGGGAAGGCAAACATTTTGGGAGAGGACGGCAAAGTGAAGTCTGACCTTTTGCCCGATAGTTGTAAGGGTGAACATTGCGAAGCGCAGCCGTTACCGAGTGATGTGGTAAGAACCGCGGACATTGAGAACGTGGTGAGAAAGTCAGAACTGTTCGACACGGCACACAATATGATTTTGCCCGAACTTATTCCAGAAGCGGAAGTGGCAGTGAAGTGGCTGAAGGGCAAGGGACGACCCGACAAGCCCGAAACAACGGAAGGCGCGATTGTGGGAGATGAAGAGGACTGCACGCGCTATCTCTCCACGGATGGTGCAGGCACAGGCGCGTTGGAATGGGAAAAACGCGGTGGAGTTTGGCACGTGGTGAGAGGTGATACGGGTTGGAGAGAGATTGAAAACCCTCAAAAGTATTTCGGAAAAATCAGACTGCGTAGAGTGGATGACAGAATTTCGTTGGAATTTGGAGGAGGTCAATTCGATAGCTTTGGAGTAGTAAAACTTTCTAAATCGGCACAAGCCGAATACCCTGAAGATAAAAGATTCAGTGCTAGAATACTCCAGCTTCCCAACGGTTGGCGCTCCTGCACAAACGCCATCAATCAAATCTTTGACGACACTGCGCGCGCGCAAATCGGCATGGTTGTTATTGGAGGTATGCGTGATGGTGCCGGGAATGTCGATATGCGCTTTGCGAAAACGGTGGACAGAGAAACAGACTTGAAACTTTTGCGTGTGGGTATTGTGACATTCCCGACAGTAGACGAGTGGCCTACATCTTTGATGGGTGTTGCGTCCGCAATGTGTCCCGTATAATTTGACCAGAGATGACAGAAGTATTTTACAAGTTCACCGAAGAAGTGGACGAAATTAAACAACGAAATAGAAGAAGTAAATGTCAGACTATATGAATGAAGTATTGAAGACTTTCGTCACGCATTGTGGCAGGTATTGTGTGAGCATGTTTGGGGCTTTGGTTGCGCTTCTGCAGCCGACATTGCCTTTCATCGTGATTTGCACAATCGCCATACTGTTTGACTGCTATACGGCTTGGTCGTTATCACGACGAGTCAAGAAGAAGCACCCCGAAGCTAATGATGGAAAGTTCAAATCTAGGTATGCAGGTAGAGTGTTTGTAACGCTTATAAAGGTGTACTCCGTGACCATCCTTGCATATCTGATGGAAACCTATATCTTCGAGGGATTGCCCGTGAAGTTGGCAAACGTTGTAGCAGGTGCAGTGTGTTTTTGGCAATTTTGGTCGATGTTGGAAAATGAAAGCTCGTGCAACGATGCTAAGTGGGCGAAGATAGCGCAGCGCATTCTTGTCGATAAGACGGCGCGACACTTTGACATTGACTTAGGCGAACTAAAAGAAAAGAAAGAAGGAGAATCCGAATAACACAACAGAGTAAG